TTTATAAATACCCGGACGAGATCGAGGACTTCGTGAGAGAGTGGTCCCCGAAGATGAGAGACCAGGAGCTGGCGGCCAAGGTCAACGAGACCTTCGGCACCGACTTCACACCCGGACGCATGAAGGCCTACAGAGGCAACCACGGCATCCGGAACTACAAGAAGCAGCTGTCCAAGGAGGAGTACTGGAAGTACCAGACAAAATACCCGGAGGGCATGTATGAATACATCCGCGACAACTCCTGGGGCGTGAGCTCCAAGGAGATGGCCGAGAGAGTCAAGGAGAAGTTCGGCTACGAGATGACACCCACCTGCATGAAGCAGTTCAGACAGAGGCACGGGATCAAGTCCGGCGTCACCGGATGGTATCAAAAAGGACATCCGCCAGGCAACAAAGGGAAAAAGCTGGAAGAGTATGTCGGAGAAGAACGTGCGGCGGAGATCAAGAAGAGGATCAGCGCCACACAGTTCAAGAAGGGCGACAGACCTGTGAACGAGATGCCAGTCGGGACGATCGTGGTCAGCTCTGACGGCTACAAGCTGAGGAAGAAGCAGATGGAAGGGACTATCTGGGAGCGGTGGGAGTTCTTACACCGGGCAGTCTGGGAAGAGCACAACGGTCCTATACCTGAGGGCATGATGATCACCTTCAAGGACAGCAACAAGCTGAACTGCGACATCGACAACCTGATGATGATCACAAAGGGCGAGAACAGTGCCCTGACAAGATACGGCTATCGGTTCGAGGATCCGGATCTGACTGAGGCAGGTCTGGCAGTGGTAAGACTAAAGCAGGCGGCAGCCAAGAAGAGGAGGAGCAAGAAATGAAGCTGTACCTATCAGGCCCGATCACGGGCGTGTTGAACTATAGAGAAAACTTCCAGGAGGCTGTCACAAGGCTCAGGTGGGCGGGCTACACTGATGTGATCAACCCTGCAGAGCTGTGCTGTGTACTTCCTCCGGAGCATACAAATTACGAGGAGTACATGAACATCTGCATGGATATGCTGGCCAGGGCGGATGCCATCGTCCTGCTGCCGGGCTGGGAGAAGTCCATAGGAGCGAACCGGGAGATCGGCTACGCCATGGGAACGGACAAGATCATCATCGATCTGGAGACGATGGTGGAGGGTAACGAGAAATAGCTGGAGGTGGAGGATGACGGACAAGGTCTACGAGTTTTTAGCCGCGCCAAAGGAGACGGCGGCCAAGATCAGGAGAAAAAGACGACAGAGAGCTGAAAAGCTGGCGGGGATGCTTCCGGGTGCTATCAGGTACGACCTGCCGAGAGTCCAGTCGTCGCCATCTGACCGGATGAGCCAGTCTGCTGCAGAGGTGGATGAGCTTGATCGGGAGATCGAGGAGCTCAAGGCACTGAAAAGACAGCAGCGTCAGGCGATCATCGACGTGGCCGAGTCCCTGGAGAATGAAGACGCGGGGCGCTGCATCGTCCTGCATTATGTTGACGGCCTGAAGTGGGCCGATGTGGCCAGAGCAGTGCACAGATCGGAGAGCACCGTCTTCAGATGGCAGCGGGAAGCAGTACAAGATATTGACGCAAAGTTTACATAAGCACAAAATAAAGTAAGCGATAAGTTGACATGACAGTCCCCTCAGTGCTAAAATGGCATTGTGGAAAAGTATGAAAAAGGAGCAGGAGCAGAGAGCCGGGCTCCTTTTTTGCAATTTTGAGGTGAAGAGATGGAGCACTGTGAACAGTCTGAGCAATATGCGAACATAGGCGCAGAGCTGATCCGAACAGTTCCGTCACTTCGCTGGATAGAAGAGAGCGAGATCTCCGTCGGGTATCTGACGAGCGACTTCAAGAAGCAGGCAAACGGGAAGATAGTGTTCGGCGAGTGCCGGAAGGTGCCGGCATGGGCGGCGCCGTTTATCCCCTACGACTTCCTGATCATAGTCTACGAGGTGAACTGCATGCTGTTCACGGACGAGCAGATCAGGATCCTGCTGCAGCATGAGCTTCTGCACATCGGACAGAGTGAGAGGGGCACGTTCATAGTTAAGCCGCACGACGTTGAGGACTTCCGGGAGATCATCGACGAGTATGGACTGGACTGGTCCCAGTAAAGGAGGCAGGCAAGAATGGCCAAGGGCAAGTACGAGTACTGGCGGACCACTGACGGCCTGATCTTGCTGCAAGGATGGGCCAGAGATGGCCTGACTGATGAACAGATAGCTCACAACATGGGGATCCGAAGGACGACCCTATACGACTGGAAGAACAAATACCCGGACATCAACGACGCCCTAAAAAAGGGCAAGGAGATCGTGGACTACGAGGTCGAGAACGCTCTCCTGAAGAGAGCCAAGCAGGGCGATGTGACTGCGCAGATCTTCTGGCTGAAGAACAGAAGGCCAGAGAAGTGGCGCGACAAGGTGCAGTTCACTGACGAGACAAGTCTGAAGAAGCTCGACTCCCTGATCGAGGCCATCGACAAGAAGGCGGCCAAGTCATGAGCCTGGACTTCTCTGAGAAGCAGCTCGACTACTGGCGAAACGCCACACGCCGGTGGAATGTGAAGACCGGAGCGACAGGTTCCGGCAAAACTTATTTAGATTTTTACCTGCTGCCGAAGCGGATCAGAGCCTGCAAGGGCCTCGGCCTGATCGTCCTGATCGGCAACACGAAGGGAACACTGCAGAGGAACATCCTGGACCCGATGCGTGACATATATGGCCCGGATCTGGTGGGTGACATCGGATCAGACAACACAGCCCCGCTCTTCGGCAAGAAGGTCTACTGCCTGGGAGCCGATAAGGTCAACCAGGTGGCCAGGATCCAGGGCGCGACTATTGAGTACTGCTACGGCGACGAGGTCACGACCTGGGCGCAGGAAGTCTTCGAGATGCTCAAGAGCCGACTCCGTACATCCCGGAGCCGCTTCGATGGTACGTGCAACCCGGCAGACCCTGAGCACTGGTTCAAGAAGTTCCTGGACTCCGATGCGGACATCTATCTGCAGCAGTACAAGATCTTCGACAACCCCTTCCTCCCTAAGGGCTTCGTCGATGAGCTGATGAAGGAGTACGCAGGCACGGTATATTATGACCGCTTCATCGAGGGCGAATGGGCGAGAGCTGAGGGCTTGGTCTTCAAGTTCTACGCCAACAGCGAGGAGCAGTTCCTCATCGATGACGATGAGATCTTCGAGCTCGATCGAGATGGTCGGATCAAGACCGACAAGAACAGCAGACCGATCCCGAAGGTGCACTTCACGAAGTTCGTCATGGGTGTGGACTTCGGAGGCAACGGATCGCAGACGACGATGGTCCTCTGGGGCTACATCGACGGGTACAAGAACTTCATCACGCTGGAAGAAGATGGGCTTCCGCTGACCGACGACATCGACAGCGAGGACATCTGCCAGAAGTGGCTGGCATTTTATAAACGCTGCATCGCCAAGTACGGACCAATCAACTGGATCTTCCCGGACTCGGCCAGCACGACGATGATCAACTCCCTCAGGAGCACCGCCAAGAAGAACGGGCTCCCGATCAACAACATCGCCGGATGCAGGAAGAACGAGGTCAGCGACAGACCGAGAACACTGAGCCGCCTGCTCAACAGTGGGCGCTTGAAAATACACAGACGATGCGAGAATGTGCGCAGAGCTTTCCGCTCCCTGGTGTGGGATCCAAAAGAACCGGACATACCAGAGGACAAGAACCTGGGAAACATCAACGACTGGTATGATGCGGACTGCTACTGCTTTTTAGACTTCGTCGAGTATATCGACTTAGAGAGATAGGAGGGCCCTGATGGACGACAAGACAAAAGTCACAGCGGCGATCGAGCAGCTCAAGCGGCTCGGCTTTAAGTATAACGACAACGCCCAGAACATCATCGAAGAGTGCGATCAGTGGTACACGAACGAGGAGACAGACTTCCACACCAGGAAGAACCTCAACGGCCAGGAGATCAAGCTCGACAAGCTGAACTTCGCGAAGAGGTGCTGCGCTGATGATGCGAACCTGTGCGAGATCGTGGAGATCAACGCAGGCGAGAGCGAGAACAAGTTCGACGGCGTTCAGGAGATCCTGGACGATAACCGCTTCGATGTGATGTACCGCAAACAGCTGGAGCGCCTGAGCGCTTCCGGAACCGTGGGCGCATACATCCGACTGGACAATGCGACGCTCCTGGACAATGGCAGCGTGACCGGTGGAGACATCCGGATCAATTACGTGAACGCCGCAGGCATCGCTCCGTTGACCGTGGAGAACGATGACGTCGTCGAGTGTGCCTTCGTAGGATCCGATCTGGTGAGAGGCAAGAACGAGCAGACCCTTGTGGTCTTTACGAGAGACGAGAAGGGCCTCTACTCAGCGGAGACCTTCGTCTTCGATGATCAGAACAGGGCCGTCGAGGAGAGGCACATCCTCATCCAGCTCGGAGACGTCAAGCCCTTCGCGATCATGAGGACCGCGGAGGTCAACAACCTGGACGACATGGAAGGCTACGGCCTGCCTAAGTTATACAACGCCATCCCGGCGCTGAAGGTCATGGATCTCTGCTGGAACATCCTCTTCGGCGACCTCTCAAAAGGTGACAAGCTGCTCCTGATCAATGAGCTCCTGGCCACCGTAAAGAAAGGTGAAGACGGCAAGCCTGAAATGACCGCAGAACAGAAGAAGCTGTTCATCCTCCTGGGCGAGAAGCTCCCGGATCAGAAGAGCCTGATCCAGGAATACAACCCGGAGATCAGAACCGGACAGATCAAGGAAGCGATGGAGCTTGCGCTCTCACTGCTCTCCATGATGTTCGGATATGGCACTAAGAAGTACACCTTCGAGAACACTCAGATCCAGACGGCGACCCAGTACATCGGAGAACGCCAGGACGAGATGCAGGAGCTCAACAAACAGAGAAAAGAGGCCACCGACTACATCGAGGGCATCGTTGAGGCGATCGTGTGGTTCTCCAACACATTCAAGGGCACAGCCTGGACAATGGACGAGGAGATCTGCATCGAGTTCGACGACAGCTACGTTGAGGACAAGGTCAGCAAACTGGAGCAGATGAGAGCCGACGCTCTCAGCTTCCCGGAGGTCAAGGAGTTCACGATCCAGTACGTGATGGCCCGCCTCAACTGTGAACGAGAAGAGGCGATCAGCTACATCAACGGCGTGGATCCGGATGCTGATGACGAGACGGAGGACTAACGCATGGCATTGACTGACGAACAGATCGAGAAGCTGGCCGATGACTACCTCGTCGGACTATATCAACAGCTTGAGAAGAACGTCCTGCAGGACGTAGCGCGAAGGGTACGCAAGACCGGACGCCTCACAGAGACGGCTGAGATCATGGCCCGCGATATGCACGAGCAGGGCTTCTCCACTGCGAAGATCTACTCGGAAGTCATGAAGATATTAAAAGCCGACCCGGCCTACATGAAGGAAGTGGCCGAGAACACCAAGGCATACAAGCAGATGGTCACGGAGGAGATCAGGCAGACCGTGAAGGACGCCAAGGCAGCAGGCAACAAGCTGATCGCGGAGGCGGGCGACATGGCCTACAACAACGACCTCTCGATGTGGGAGCTGGCAGGCGCTGATCTGTCAAAGCCCAACAACATGACGCAGATCATCAACTCCTTCCAGAAGGATCTGAACGGTCAGCTGAAGAACCTGACCAAGACGACCGGCTTCAAGGGCACACAGCTCGGGACGACCGGAGTCATGAAGGCATACCAGAGATCGCTCGACACAGCTCTCCTGGAAGTAGCGACGGGCACGTTCTCCTTCGATGAGGCGTGCAACAGAGTCGTCAGAGAGATGGCTCAGTCGGGGCTCAGGTCCATCGATTACGCCTCCGGCAGAAGCTACCAGCTTGACACAGCTGCGAGGATGTGCGTGAGAACATCGACTAATCAGATGGCCGGAAGGATCACCGAGGCAAACGCCCGGAGCTCTGACTGCGACCTGGTCATCGTATCACAGCACGAAGGAGCTCGTGAGGAGCATGCCGAGGTTGAGAACCAGGTGTTCTCGCTCTCAGGCAAGTCTGACAAATATCCGGCCTTCTCCGATCCGCTGCCATGCGATGGAGGGAACGGTGCAGGCTACGGTGAGGCAAACGGCATCTGCGGAGTCAACTGCCGCCATACATTCTATCCGTACTGGGAAGGGATCAGCGAGATCCCTGAAGCTCTTCCTGAATACGAGCCCGTGGAAGTCGATGGCAAGGAGTACGACTACTACAAGGCCACCCAGGAACAGCGGAGCATGGAGCGCGAGATCAGAGCACTGAAGCGTGAGAAGTATGTAGCAGAGGATAAAGAAGCTGCACAGGCAATACAGCGAAAGATAAGCGCCAAGACGACAGAATATCATAATTTTAGCGATGCAGTCGGCATCCGAGCCAAGGACAACAGGCTCAGGGTCGTGGCATAGCGCAGAGTGGAGCAGTCTGGAAGCTCGCCTGGTTCCTTGCCAGGAGGTCGCAGGTTCAAATCCTGCCTCTGCTATTTCCCACCGGAGAAAGTCCGGTTAATAAATCATTTTAGGAGGATCATAAGCATGAAGAACATCGAAACCATCTTGAAGGAAGCAGGCCTTGAAGTCACAGCCGAACAGCTGGCGGCCATCGACAAAGAGGTCAAGGAGAACTACAAGACCGTCACCGACTACGACAAGCAGAAGGACAAGCTCACTGCTGCCGAGGACAAGGTCAAGACTCTCACAGAGAGCCTGGACAAGTTCAAGGACGTGGACGCTGACAAGCTCAACAGCGAGATAGCTGACCTGAAGGAGCAGCTTGCTAAGAAGGACAGCGACTACAAGGCTCAGATCGCAGACCGTGACTTCGACGAGATAGTCAAGGACGCCATCGCCGAGGCGAAGGGCAGGAACGTGAAGGCCATCAAGGCGCTGCTGGACGTGGACACCCTCAAGGCTTCCAAGAACCAGAAGGCAGACGTCGAGAAGGCGATCAAGGCACTCACTGAGGCGGAGGACAGCAAGATGCTCTTCGGCGAAGATCAGCCGGCGCCAGTAGGCAAGGTCGGCACAATCGGAAAAGTAACCGGAGGAACCAGTGGCAACGACTTCCTGGCATCGATCAGGGCGGCCGCAGGACTCTCCAACACATCAAACGAAGGAGATCAAAACAATGGCAAATAACAACATCGCTTTATTCAAGCAGTACATCGGCGGCGTTCTCGATGAAGTATACAAGAACGCATCACTCACAGCAGTCCTCGATGGAGCTTCTGAGCTCGTAAGAGAGGGCGCAAACGCAAACGAGCTCGTCATCCCTAAGATGCAGATGGACGGCCTCGCTGATTACAGCCGCAACGGCGGTTATGTAAACGGCGACGTCACTCTCACATACGAGTCAGTCTCTTGCAACTTCGACCGCGGCAGAATGTTCCAGGTTGACAGCATGGACGACATCGAGACTGCAGGCGTGGCCTTCGGAAGACTCGCTGGCGAGTTCATCCGCACAAAGGTAGTACCTGAGCTCGATGCTTTCCGCTTCGCTGCATACGCAGGCGTGTCTGGCATCAGCACAGTCGCAGCTGCAGATCTCGCAACAGGCGCAGCTGTTATCGCTGCAATCGCAGCCGGCGCTGATGGAATGGATGACGCTGAAGTTCCTACTTCTGAGCGTTATCTCTTCATCACTCCTACACTTCTCGGTCTCGTGAGAGACATGCAGACAACTCAGAGCAAGGCAGTGCTCGACCAGTTCGCTGGTGTAGTTAAGGTTCCTCAGGGCCGCTTCTACACAGCCATCGAACAGCTCGACGGCAAGACATCCGGCGAAGAGGCTGGTGGTTACGCTAAGGCAACAGGCGCAAAGAACATCAACTTCATGATCGTCCACAAGCCTGCTGTCATCCAGTTCGAGAAGCACGTAGTGCCTAAGATCATCACACCTGAGCAGAACCAGGACGCTGATGCGTGGAAGTTCGGCTATCGTAATGTGTCTATTGCTGACGCTTACGACAACAAGGTGGCAGGCATCTACCTCCACAAGGCTACAACCTAAGGAGGTGCGCTATGGCAAGGACTATCGGATGGGTAGCTCCTGAGGCCGAGGCAAAAAAGAACACAACGGAGCAGGCTGAAGAGCCTGCTCCTGCTGTTTTGGAAGAGCCACAGGCAGAGGAGAAGCCCAAGAAAACAACCAAGAAGACCACAAAAAAGTGACAAGGAGGGAGCGCTAATATGGCCGCACTTGTATCGTGGGAGTATTACAGCTCCCTTTATTCAACCATAGGCACGCAGGCCGACTTCGAGAAGGCCGAAGCGCTCGCCGAGAAGGATCTGGCCAGAGTGATCGGGCCGCTCAGATGGGCGGAGCTCGTGAGCTCAGACTGGAGCACTGAGTTCTATGCTGACCAGCTGATGGACACGATCTGCAAGGTCGTGAACTACCAGGCAACGGCAGGCAAGAAGACCGGCGCAGGCGTGGCCTCCGTATCAAACGATGGCTACTCTGAGAGCTATGCACTGGCCAAACAGTCAGACGCTCATGAGGAGCTTCAGAAAAACATCCGGGCCTGGCTATCCGGCACCGGACTCGTGAGGGCGTACTAATGGGACTTTTTAATGATACCGTTACAATTTACCAGAAGAGCGGCGGAAGCTGGTCGAGGACCGTCGTCGAGGGTGTGCAGTGGTCGGACGTTACCGACAAGTCTCTGATGACCGGCCGCCTCACCTCATCCAAGTCGGCGAACATCACGTTCCCGGAAGAAGTACTTGATCGGATCAACCTGACGAGCTTCACGGAGGAGGATGCGATCTTCTTCGGAGCTCTCGATGATGAAGTCACAACAGTGAAGGGCTCAAGGCTCTCCGATCTGCTGGCAGCTCATCCGAAGAGTGGCATCATCCGGAGCGTGAACGACAACAGCAACCGCGACCTGCTCAAAAACATCAAGGTGGTGGTGTACTAATGCCGAACATGTTCAACCTCAAGAGCGTGAAGGTGGACCCTGATGGCGTCCTGGACGCTCACGGCCTGGCCAAGAATGGCGAGGTGCAAAAGTTCATAGACAGCGAAGTGCTTCGCTACTGTGAGCCCTGCGTTCCGTTCGATCAGGGCACACTGATCCAGTCCGGGATCATCAACACGGTGGTCGGATCCGGGCAGGTCAAGTACAGAACACCCTACGCACGGCGCTGGTATTACATGCCCGCAAACTTCCAGGAGGCTCCACGGCGTGGGAACTACTGGTTCGAGCGTGCGATCCATGAAGAAGGCGGCAAGGACAAGATCCTTGACGGCGCGAGAAAACTCGCAGGAGCAAAGACATGAGCGAAACATACACAACCATATCTTCAGCAGTCGCGGCGTGGCTCTCATTCTTTGAGAACATGACCGTGGACACTAACCACGTGACCGACGGCTCCGACAAGTACGGACTCTTCAAGTCTCCGACCAGGAAAGTGAAGAACTTCCTGAACGGGAGCTACGAGATCACTGAATACTATCAATTTTTTGCACGGCAGGCATCCGTCAGCGAAGAGGACCGCAAGGACTCGGACGCATGGCTGGAGGAGCTGGCCTACTGGGCGGATGACTTCAGCTTCGAGTATGAATACCCGGCGCTGGATGGAGGTCGCAAGATCAACATGATCGAGCTGACCGGCACGCCGTATCCTATAGAGACAGGATCCAGCGACACGCTGTTCCAGATGTCCCTTGCAATAACCTACACACGTGAAAGAGAGGTATAACAAATGTCACTTACAAGATTAAAGAAGCACAAGTTCATCCCCTATATCAACACAGGCACGCATGAGGCTCCTGTGTGGGCACGTATCGGCAAGTCTACGATCTTCGATCTGACTCTCAACGCCAACATCGTGACCAGCGACTTCATCGAGGACGAAATGCCAACCGATGACGTCACCTACTACAAGCCTACACTTCCCCAGGAGCTTCAGACCAACGCAGGCGACGCTGCCTTCGATTACATCTACACGATGTTTAAGTCACTCCCTACTGGCGAGGACATCAAGAAGGAGGTCCTCATCTGCTTCGCTGGAGCGACCTCACCCGTGGACGCTTGGCGCACTAACAGCTCGTTGATCCTGAAGGATCTCAACTCCGTGGACGAGAAGATCCTCTTCGACATCAACATCAACAAGATCGACAACGGCACCGTGGTCTTCGACGAAGACACTGGCGCGCCTACATTCACAGCAGCCTAAGAAGTAAAAACAGGAGGAGAACACAATGATCTACACAGTTATCATAAACGACCGCAGCTATGACCTACCCAAGAAGACGCTGGCCATCACGGAGGCGCTCGAGCAGACCGCGAAAGTGGACGAGCTCAACATCCCAACCCGTGAGAAGTACCGCAAGGTGCTGGACTGCGTCATCAGCTTGCTGGGCAAGGAGGCAGTCGTGGAAGCACTCGGCTCCACAGATCTGAACGAGGTGGATCTCTCAGAAGTGACCATCGCCTTCCGCAAGATCGTGGACGCCTACAACAGACCGGTGCAGGATTATGTCAACGCAAGCGGACGAGGTGCTCTTGATGGCATGCCTATCGACCAGATGACGAACCTGGCCAACGCAGCCACCCAGATCCTCAACGCAGCGGACGCGGTCAAGAAGTGATTGATCTAACGAGGAAGTCCCTGCCGAACACCATCGAGGTGTATGGCAGGGCTTTTTCTGTATACACAGATTTCAGGGTGTGGCTTCGGTTCGAGATCGAACTGGCTGAGCACCGCAGCAAGGAGCCCCTGAACATTGACTACATTTTCAAAAATGACAGACCGGTGTATTGCCCGATCCGAGACGTCCTTCAGTTCGCAAGACCGAAGAACGAGCTCCCCAGGAGCGTGAGAGGAACGAGCGACGCCCGTCTCATAGACTTCAGGGTGGACTCTGACCTCATCTATGCGGCATTTTTGCAGCAGTACGGCATCGACCTGATCGACGTGCCTGAGCTTCACTGGCACAAGTTCCTGGCGCTCTTCAGAGGTCTGAAGGGCACGAAGCTGGACGAGGTGATGGGCTACCGTTGCTATGAGAAGCAGACGAACAAGAACATCGACCCGTATGAGGAGATGAGAGACGCCTGGGCGCTCGAGACAATACTCACCCCGGAGGAGGAAGAGGAGCTCGAGGCATTTAACCGGATGACAGAAGGAGGTGACAGCAAGGGCTGATGGATCTCTATTATTTGACACAGAACTGGACACCAGTGGCCTCAAGACCGGGCTGTCTGGTATTGGAGGAGTAGCGAAGGCAGGCCTCGGCGTAGCGGCTGCCGGCTTTGCGGCAGTAACAACAGCAGCCGCCTCAGCTACCTCAGCAATAGCGAACGGAGTCTCGCAGGTGGCCGACTACGGCGACAACATCGACAAGATGAGCCAGAAGATGGGCATGTCGGCCGAAGGCTATCAGGAGTGGGACTTCATCATGCAGCACTGCGGCACCAGCATGGAGACCATGAAGGCATCCATGAAGACACTGGCAAACGCCGCATCGACTGGCTCGGAAGCCTTCGATCAGCTGGGCATATCCCAGGAGCAGATCGCCAACATGAGCCAGGAGGAGCTCTTCAATGCAACCATCGCGGCACTGCAGAACGTAGAAGACGAGACCACGAGGACATACCTCGCAGGCCAGACTCTCGGACGTGGTGCGACTGAGCTGGGTGCGCTCCTCAATACAAGCGCAGAAGACACGGAGGCGATGCGGCAGCAGGTCCATGACCTGGGCGGCGTTATGTCAGACGATGCAGTCAAGGCGGCGGCAGCGTACAAAGACAGCCTGCAGAACCTACAGACATCGATCTCCGGACTGAAGAATAACATGTCGGCGGAGCTCCTTCCGGCAGTGACTCAGGTCATGGATGGCCTGACGCTGATCTTCTCCGGTGGAGACATGGACGCAGGCATGGAGATGATCGGCCAGGGCATAGATGAGCTCGCGGCCAAGCTCGAAGAGATCCTTCCGAAGTTCTTAGAGCTGGGCTCTCAGATCATCATGAAGATCGCCGAGGTCATCATCGAGAACCTTCCGACACTGATCGACTCAGGCATGTCTATCATCAACGAGCTGATCGCGGGCATTATCGAGGCGCTGCCTCAGCTACTCGAGGCAGGCATGCAGATCATCACCGGACTGGTGGATGCTACTCTGCAGAACCTTCCGATGCTCGTGCAGGTCGCTCTTCAGATGCTCCTGACACTTGCACAGGGCATCACTGACCAGCTTCCGACTCTGATCCCTGCGATCATTGACGTGGTGCTTCAGGTAGTGAACACCCTGATCGAGAACCTTCCGATGCTCATAGAAGGAGCGATCCAGCTCTTCCTCGGCATCGTGACCGGACTCATCCAGGCACTCCCGCAGATCATCGCAGCACTGCCTACGCTGATCGACAGCATCATCAACGCACTGATCGACTCGATCCCGCTGCTCATTGAGTGCGGCGTGGAGCTGTTCCTGGCTCTGATCGAGAACCTTCCGGCCATCATCGTGGCCATCGTGAAGGCTGCGCCTCAGATCGTGCAGGCTCTCGTCAGGGGCTTCCTTGAACTGGCTGTCAGACTCAAGGAGACGGGCACGAAGCTCATGGAGAAGCTCAAGGAAGGACTCACCAGCATGCTCTCGAACCTCGTGAGCGCGGCCAAGGATCTCGGCAAGAACATTGTGGACGGTATCTGGAACGGTATCTCTGCAGGATGGGACTGGCTGAAGGAGAAGGTCGGCGGACTGGCCACCGGTCTGTTCGACGCTGCGAAGAGTGCGCTGGGTATCTCTTCACCTTCTAAGAAGTTCCGCTACCTGGGTGAGATGTGCGTGGCAGGTTTTGACGACGGCATCGATGATCTGATGGACGGCGGAAGTCTCGGGGCGGCTATCAACAACACCCTGGGAACCGTAGCGGCCAACATCGGCATCGGTGAAGGCGCTCTCGGAACGTCCCAGACGTTCAACTTCTACGACACACAGACCAGCCCGGATGCTATCCGGAGAAAAGTCGCGAACACCATGACGTTCGGACTGGCAGGAGGTATCTAATGGCTAATATGGTTTTGATCCGGATCGTCCGGAGTGATAACAAAAGTTTTTTACTGGGAACGGGGACCTGGAGGATCCTCTCGAACGGACTGAAGGGCATAGACTTCCCGAACTTCTCAGTGTATAGCGATAAGAACGGCGTCGGAGACGGCGCCCTTTTATCCGGTAAAAGAATAGACGACCGTGATGTGCAGATCACCTGCAAGAGCGTGGACCCGTCAGCGAACCAGCCGATCAGGGAGGCCACGATGGCGTTCTTCAACCCGAAGTTCACCTTCAAGCTCTTCATCACATACCAGGGCGTGACCAAGTGGATCGAGGGAGAGCTCCAGGGCTTCTCCTGTCCTTCTGAGAACATCCACAGGCCCATGACCCTGACCGTCAAGTTCTACTGCAAGGACCCGATGCTCAAGAGCGTGGACGACTTCGGCAAGGACATCGCCTCGATCAGTGCAGGCTTCGGCTTCCCTTACATCGAGAGCGTGACCGAGAAGGTCATCCCGTGCTATGCGGGCATCTTCAACTTCAATCACGAAGTCGTGATCAATAACGACGGCGACGCCATGACCTACCCGAGAGTGACCATCAACTTCTCCGGGCATGCAGTCAACCCGAAGATCTACAAGGACAACTACTACGTGCGCATCCTCGGCAGCTTTTACGAGGGCGATGTGGTGGTCATCGACTTCGAGAACTGTACGATCAGGAAGAACGGCGTCAACTGGATCCAGCACATCGATCGCTCCTCTACCTTCACGGAAATGGGCCTCGACATAGGAGACAGCAAGATCGGCTTCGAGGCGGATGATGGTGATGGCAACATGGCCGTGTTCGTATATTACAACAAGCTCTTCCTGGGGCTTTAAGGAGGTGAGCTGATGAACCTGGCGTTCATGGATAAGGACTTCAACATCATCAAGTACTTCAAATATATCAATCTGCAGTGGATCCGGCGATACTACGAGCCGGGTGAGTTCTCTGTGCAGCTTCCGGCTTCTGAGTATATGGCCGATGCGGTCTATCTGTTCACGAAGGACAGGCCGGAGCTGGGGCTCGTACAGAAGAGGCAATACGCGGACGGGTACGACGGCGAGATCATCCAGCTCTCCGGGTACTTTTTCGAGTACAAGCTCAACGACAAGATCACGTTCCCGCGCTTTAATGCGGCAGGAAATATCGAGACGCTGGCCCGCTCCATCGTGAGCACCTACAAGGCCGACATCCCGATCCTGCAGCTCGGCGCTGCGAACGATCCGCTCCTGGGATCTGATACTGCAAAAGAGAGCACCGGCGTGGGACTTGCCACTGTGCTCTATGAATTACTGCAGACGCAGGAGCTCTCGCCCCGATGTGTCTATGACTACGTGAACAACGTCATGACCTTCGAGGTGTGGCAAGGCAAGGACAGAACGCAGGACCAGTCGGTCAACAGCTTCGTGACCTTCTCCGAAGGCTTCCGGAACATGCAGAACGAGGAGGTCATCATTGACGCCTCAAACTTCAAAAACTACGCGGTCGTGATCGGCAACGGCAAGTATGAAGACGGAAAGCAGATCGAGGTCGACGTTGATCTCCGCTCTGATCCGTCAGAGTATGCTCAGCTGCTCTATGTCGACCAGACAGGGCAGTCCTTCGACAGTACGAAGCAGACCCGGGCCGAGTACGATGCGCAGCTCTATCAGGCAGGACTGGAAGAGCTGGCCAAGTACACCGACGTGACCAGCGTCACCTTCGACACCATCGACAGAGGTCTCACCTATCTCGAGGACTATGATCTGGGAGATAAGTGCGACGTTATCCTGGACAGCGTGAGCCAGTCGTTCACAGTCCGGATCATCGAAGTGATGGAGGTCTTCAAGGAAAACAAGCACACCGTGACCCTGCAGTTCGGTGAAAAAGTTCCAACAGTTTATTCAAAAGCGAGGAGGTAAAAGAAAAATGCAAAGCATGACAGCGTTCCCCTTCACCTCGA